TCTTCAGAGACATCTTCAATGATGTCTTCTAGTTCTGTGTTTTCTTCTGACATAGCTTTATTATTTTAATGATTAGAGTTTGGAGAGGAAATCACTAAAGACCCTTTTCTGAGCTTCTGCAAGCTGAGAGCTAGATGCTTTTTTAATTTCAGTCTCATATTCTTCAATCTGTTGAGGTTTCAGAATACCGTTTTCATAAATCCATTCTACACCTTCCATGATTCCATTAACGAATGCTTCAGGTGCGGACGGATCTTGTACGATGTCCACTGTGGAGAGCATAAAATCGCTCTTCACATATGATTTATTATTCTTGCTTTCAACTGTTCCCATACCACGACTTGAGACACCCAACTTACATCCACCTTCCATAAGTCCTTTCACTATATTACCCATCGGCGTATTTAGTATGAGTGCCTTTCCAACAACATTATTACCTTCAAATTTTAATGAGGTAATTCTGTGCGAAACTTTATCAAGATTGATAGCGGGGCCTTCTGGGTGATTCAATTCACCGACGGCCCTTCCTGCTTCAACCTGCTCCTTAACATATTTGTTAGTTGCTGCTTCTAGAACAGCTTTAGGATAAATTCTATTATTGCGGTTTTGTTGCTCCGCTTGCATGAAGATACCTTCGATGAAAGTATTCTTATTACCTTTCTCATCTTTCTCAATGAGAAAGTCAAGGTTTGATTCTAAATGTTCTGTGATTAATTTCATTTTAGCGAACGTAAAAGAACTTACCTTTCTCTTTAATCTTACCGCCATTTGCTTTAACATATGCTTTGGCTGCCTTGAAAGATTTAAATGATTCGGGCGTCTTGATTGTGGGTTGAACAGATACTTCTACCTCTTCTACCTCTGTCTCTTCTACTTCAACATCTTCTATGATTTGTTCTTTAAAATCATATATAGATTTTGCTTTATTTTTCTTCGCCATAATTGTTATATTTGGTTAAATTTATTTTTTATTTGGAATTGGTAGATTCAGTTACAGGTTGATTATAGATATCAGCTGCAACTGATACCCTTTTAACATCTTTCGCCTGGTCAAATTTTACCTTTAGTGCTGCTTCTACCGTTGAATGTATACTGCTTTCATCATTCTTCACGATCGCATTGAAAATATCTTCTACTTCTTTCATGGTTATATTTATAATAATTTGTATTTTGAGGGTTTAATAATTCATAAATTTATGAATTTGATCACTGATATCTGATCTGCGTATTTTAGGGTCTTTATATTTTATCCCATATTCTAAAAGTTTGCGGGATAAAAATCTTATAATATCCTTGTATTTGGGATCATCAATAAAGTTGTGTATCTCGTCTGGGTCTTTCTCCATATCAATTAGAAAAGATTGCTCATCTACGAGTAATTTATATCTAGGTGTAATAGCCGATAGGTAGGAATAAGTTGATGTTGGATCATCTACATATCCTCTCAAAAAGACTACATCATCCTCTTGATTTAATATTTTACCTTTAATCACTGCTGATATATCTCTACCCTGCCATTCCTTCACTTTTGGTTTTATTCCCATCAATTCAAGTATGGTAGGCATAAAATCTACTGTATTCATTACGTGGCCAACCTGTGTATTAGGTGTTATCTGATTTGGGTGTCGAATCATAAATGGTACCTTTACTCCAGCTTCATATATTGTACCCTTACCAGTCCTTGAATGTTCTCCCAACATAGAACCATGATCAGCTGTAAAAACAATAATAGTATCATCATATAAATTATTATCTCTTAATTTTTGGAGTATTCTTCCTATATTATCATCAATACATTTCAGCATACCCAGATATTTGTGCATAGTTAAATGTAATTCTTCGACCGGCGTCGGGCGGAATATATTGTATTCTGAATGAAGGTTTTGTCCTTTGGTATGAGGTTCTTTAAAATCTTTATCTTTAAACATTGCTTCGTAAGGTTTTCTTACATCGTGAGGTGTATGCGGATCTGGTATTGAAAGCATGTAAGCAAATGATTTATCTTTATTCTTATCAATGAACTCTATTGATCTATCAGCTAGATAGTCTGTTACATATGTTTTCTCATCCGCGGCGCTGGAGTGATTATCACATATTCTTTTCCCATCTTTGAAAAAGATTCTTTTGAAATGACCATCATTGAACATATATTCGTTATCTTCAAATCCTCGGCCTTCACCAATCGACCAGTTTTTATCCTGGTCTTTCACCCCATATTCTTCACCTTCTAAATGCCATTTACCCGCATATCCAGTTTCATATCCCCAATTGCTCAATATGTGACCAAATGTAATTATATCTTTATTCATCTGGTTATAATTTCCCGTCACATTTGTGTTATGCGGGTATTTACCAGTCATAAAAGAAGCCCGCGACGGAGAACATACAGGTGTGGCAGCATAGCACTTAGATAAAAGAACACCCTCTTTTGCGATAGAATCGATGTGTGGAGTCTCACAAATACCATCTTTTCCCCACATAAAAGCCTGATCTTCAGACAAAGTGTCTCTATAACACCCCAGTGTTCTAAAATTTAATTCATCACAGTGAATTACGAACAGATTAGGTTTTTTCATACATGGTATTATTTATAACATTAATAAAAGACACAATGTATCATTCATATTCATAACCAAATTTATCTATTACAAATTTTTCCTTTTCCGCTACAATGTCAATAAACTCTTGATTGTAATAATCAGAATATGGTTTCTCATAATTACTTTTATTGGCGTGATCTAGCTCAGGCACGGGAGAAATATTAACTGTATCACAAAACACTTTAAAACTATCTTCTATTTTTTCCATTCTACCTATAATATCGGCGGCCAGATCATTGTTATCATCTAATATGTAGGAACACTGGCTATCATACTGGTGTATTAAAAATCTAAAAAAAGAATGTTCATCTCTATTGTGTCTTTCAAAAGCTCTGGTGAGTGCAAACCCCTCGCCGATACCTAAAGGAGATAGTTTTTCTTTGGATTCCTCATATCGTTTAATTCTTGCTAGCGCATAGAGAAGAAAAGAAGCATATCTTTCCCAAGGGTTACGAATCATAGAAAATACTGTATATTCATTTATATCCCATCCTTTTTCAATAAATGTTTTTCTGCAACGAATTATACCATCGTGTTGATAAAAAGACCCCTTTTCATCGCCCTCGCCGCCCACTGCAAAAACATCAATTATATCCAAAGGGGCTAAGGTAGTTCTTAATGAGCATGTACCAGTCTTGGGTATGTCTATTGTGATAAATTTGTGTTTATGTGATATTAGCATTATAATTGATTCTGTCGTATTTTAACATGGGAACATCGTAGATATGATTTGCTACATTACTAAAACCCGAACCCCACTCATATACAGACATCTGATGAATCTTTGTAGAGTTTATCAGGTGTAGGAAATCATATAAGGTATTAACCGATATATCGACACCTGAATGTTCAGGTTTATTATCCAATATAATTAAGCGATCCATTTTAAAACTCGCCTTGATTTTCAAGAATTCTCTTTTAACCGCATTTGAATCAGAAATAATCAATATGTGTTTATTGGTCTTCTCATAAATCTGGATCAATTCACCCAGGACAGTGTTACGAATATTTTTTAATGATGGCTGTTTAAATGCTTTATATTCGGGTGGTGCACCAAATGAAAGTGGGTCACCAGCTCTGACATGAATAACCTCATAAGTCTCATTTATTGGTTCATATTCTTTTAAAAGTATTTCACTCGGTTGTAATCTATCCTTGATGAATTCTTTTGTGGCTTGTTCAATATAACCCCAATCACCATTGTGACTACTTTGGTCGGTGTATTTAGGCCAAGAATTAGTAAATATATAACTGTGGTAATTACTTAGATACTTCCATTTTTGACCAACTACTATCCAAAGTTTTTCTTTAATGTAATCTCTTTTTTCATTGTGAAAACTGTGCACCTTGCGTTTGCTTGGATCGGAGGTAGGTGTATGAAGTGGTTTAAAATATTTTGATGCATGACCTAAATCAATTTCGAATTTAAAACCCTCTTCCATAGATAATTGGTGACACCATATACATCCTCGGATGAAATCCCCAAAACCCATTGGCAATGAATCTTTTTGTTTATAGACATTGAATAGCATTAAATATATTTGTTACTGATTTTTATTTTGCTGTGACATGATCGATGAGTGTTGGGTCATCGATATAAGAATTCTTTAACTAGTTTTACTCTCAGCTCCTCACGATTATCAGATTTACATAAACCTAAAGCGCTTGAAGTATATTTGTGTGAAAAATGTTTAAGCTTATTTTCGCTAGTTCCCTCACTGGAATCAATTTTTAATGTTTTATCAATGTATATATTAATTCTATTGTCCATAAGGTCCCTATTGATATCCAAGAAATCTTGATCATGGTATCGGTTTCTTTTTTCGCATTCCTGTTTCTTTTTTATGTTCTCTATATTTTGTAAAGAAACATTAACAATTGTCCTACAAAATTCATTGAATTGTGAAGGCGTTCCAATCGATAGACAAGGACAACGCCTATTTAACATATTAATTTTATCTCGTGGGTATTTATGCTCGTATTCACTAGGTTCAACACCGCCATTTATAACATCGTAATCACAAACAATCATATTCTCTTCTTTCATGGTTGAATAAGCCATCCATCTCAAGAAGCAACATAAATCATATTTCCAAATCTTTCTTCTATTAATTTTTTCGCTTATTTCATTTAATTTATCAACGTATTCATCATAATAAGGATTTTGTTGAGCATGTGCACGGTTCAAAATAATTGGATTGAACCCATGTCTTTTCCAACTGATTTTCCAGAGTGCTATTATCTCATCCTGCTGATCGAAATCAATATCATCGTAATATGTATATACGTTCATTATTTATACTTATCTATATCTGTTGTAAAGTATCTGTTGTAAAGTTTTATATCCCATTTAGTATTATTTAAAAAAGTCGTTTTTGTATTATCATCGAGTTGATTAAATGATATATTTATTTTCTCTTGGGTTTTATTAGAAAAATCTGGCGGACTCTTTTCTGCTTTTATCCGATAGCAGTGATGGAATATTTTATTCAATTCTTGGTCTACATTATCAGTATTCGATACATGCATTCCATCTAGAATTCTGCAGGTCTCATCATAGTGCTCCTGACATATAGGTATATTATTAGGAATATCTGATAGCACTCTTATTAACCACCCACATTCCAATTCGGAGGAATTAAGATATTCCACAAAAGATTTATCACAAATGCCTTCATTGATTGGCTTCATAGTATGAATATAACTATACAATGATTGTATTCGTGAATAAGGTTCTCTCAAGAAAATGAATTCATAAAGCTCCAAATCGGTAGGTAGATTTTTATAAATTTCTTCTTTATAAGAATTGAAACTAAAACCGCAAATCTCAATAAAATATATATGTAAATCATTAAAATCCAAGTCATCAATGTCGACACGCCGATCAACACCGCTCCGATTTAAACGAATATATTTTTCATCTTGAGTCTCATCTTTAAGGTCGCAAATCATGCGATAAGAAACTTTATTCTCTTTTAAAATTTCCAGATTCCAAGGTCTCGGCGAGGCCAATGGATTGATAAAAAACGTCCGCCAAGAACTATGATATATGTATGTTCCTGCGTTTTTATGTATATGGAAGAAGACTGGTAGTTTTTTCATAGTACCACCAAAAAGATTAGATATCCATATCTAGGTCGTCACCGCCGTCTTCTTCGGCTTCGTCTTTTATTTCTTGATCCATCTTTTCAATATCTTCATCCTTCTGTTGGAGAATATTGCGGCGAACCCAAGCCTTAGAATAATATTTCCCAACAAATTCATCCATAAGATTGAGTGTTTCGATACGCTCCTTAATGATTTCTGCTTCTTTTAACTCGGAGAAATAATTATCTTCCACGAAATCAATAGCAATACCCTCTTGAATATTAGTCCATTCTCCTTGTTTAATAATACCTTTAAGAATGAGTTGAATTCTGAGAGCATCAAGCAAAATGTAAGAGAATTTCTTACGAAGCTTATCAATGAATTTCTGAAATTTTACCTCTTCACGAGATACCTCGGATGGTCGACCAAAGGCATATCCAGTCTCCTGTTCAAGTCTTGCAACAGGAACATTAAGAGAACGATACAATTTCTTTTGGAAGAATAAAACATCATCGATCTGACCTAAATTTTCACCACCCGGCAATGTTGTGATTTCTGATCCTCTTCCACCTTCTCTACGAGGCATATAGAAATCTTCCAACATGGACATATGTCTGCGGTCATCTCTGATCTCACCCGTTGAAGAATCATAGACAAGCTTGTTGCGATATTTTGCCATGACACTCTGCACATATTCTTCCGCTTTACCCTTAGGCAAATTACCGACATCGATGTAGAAGATTCTTCTTTCTGGTGCTCGAGACACTCTGTACATGACAAGAGCATCTTCCATCATTCTTAATTGATTCACAAGTTTGACCGACTTGTGTAAATATCCTACAACCTTTTCTTGTCTTTCATCAAGTAGTCCAGATGGACATGCAACAATCGCTTCTTTTGCAATCTTAATACCAGATGTTGCATCGGAGGATGTTTCTCCACCATAAATTCCTTCAGAATAAATGTAGTATTCTGCAACTATTTTTGGAATCTTTGCTCCAGTCTTTTCATCAAGAACCTTCTTAACCTCTTTTACCTTTTTCAGATATAATGGATTAATTTGGCGCAACTCTCTGATTCCTTTATTAAAATTCTTTTCGTCTGTTACGACATGAAAATATAAGCGACCATCGATATACCAATCCTTGAATATTTCTGGCGCTTTTCTATTGAATTCATAAAGACCTAATACTTTATCAAATTCATCTGAAATTTGTTTCTTAATATTACTTGGTAGTTCCAAGTCATTCATATTAAGAATTGCGGGCGACTTATCATCACTCGATGAAATAGCTCCATCGACGATATCATTAATAGCCTGGTCACATTCAGGCTGTGCTGCTGATTCTCTGTATTTTACAACTAGATCTGCTTCATTATTTGATGAGAGACCGCCAATATCAACATACTGTCCATAGTAACCTCCAGAGGTGACCACGCTTGAAGAACCTTCATCATCTCTTTTCGAAACAAATGATTTTAGTTCTTTGTCTTTTTTAACCTCTAATGAAGCTACCTTCTTATTTATTTCGTATCCAAATATTTCCATATCTTTATTTATAACAAAATAAATGGGCACCCCCAGAGATGAAGGTGCCCATAATTTTAATCAAGATTTACGAATTACGAAGTCGTGTTTGATTCCCAATACTGGTAAGCAAACTCAACAGTGAATTCTTCGATTGCATCAACAGTATCATAACTGAGATCAATGCCCGAGATTGCGATAGGGAAGGCACCTCTGATGTTAATCGTCTTGGAGACTGCATTATCACGGGTAAGCTGTTCAACTATCATATCAGTTTGGTAGGCCACTGGGCTTACCAATCCTTGATTTGTTTTGTTTTGGTTAATACCATTCATCCAGCGTTCGAAAGCATCGCGTCCCTTAAATAAGTCATCATTAATGATGGTTACTGTCCAGTTTTCGTATGTTCTATCACCAGCTACTTTTAGTACTTGACCTCTGAAAGGTACAGGAACTGTTCCAACTGTTGAACCAGGAAGTTGTGCACTCTTACACAGGAATGATACAAGATTTGAATCCCCATCGGCATAGCCAGGGAATTCAACCGTTGCTCTGAATAGATTTGCTCGGGCGCCTCCGCCTGGCAATCTAGATTTTAGATCGTCTACTTTAAATGTTGCCATAATTGTTTATTTCCTTTCTTTTATTTATATATTAAGCATTAGATAAACCAGCAACTTCTGAGAAATCTACTCCGGTTCTCGTCGCAATGAAGTTCAGAGTAATGAAGTTAATCGATCTTGCAGGCTTGATATAGATATCAGCTACGAATCGGTTAGTGTCAATCACTTCGCCTGTATTATTAGTATCATCACATACGACCATGAAGTCGGTGATGCCACGTCTACCTTGAACATCTCTCAAGAATGGCTCAACAGCATTTCTGAATGTCGCACGAGTGAATTCATCATTCAATTCGAACAACTGGAATTTAGCAGCGGTTGCAATAGCCTTCTCAAGAACGATGAATAGTCTGCGAACATTGATTCTATCGAATGCGGAGGGTTTTGTTTGTGCGGTCTTATCACCGAAGAGAACGGTACCTTGACCTGGGAACGAAGCAACAGGATTGATTCCAACCTTGTAAAGTTCATCTCTTTGAATCTTACTAGGATTGAATGCCAATTTTACGATACTTCTGAAACCACCACGATTGAATCCTGCTGGCGAGAACCAAGGTTCTGCAACATCATCTGTGTTAGCACAAAGGCCGGCAAGATGACCATTTGCAGGTATGAATCTGTAAACATCATTATATCTATCGTAGATATAAACTGCACCAGAATCAATTACACCATAAGAACCTTCTACACCACGATTAGTGATGGCATCATTGAATTCAATCACATCTGCTAATGGAGTTGTGGAACCAACTGTGGCTGCTTTGGGCGGAGATAAGAATGCAACTGCATCTTTTCTTTCATAGGCAATCTTATGAACGTGGTTCTGAAGAACAGCTCCAGTTGCTTCGATCTGAGAGAAGATAAGATTTACATCTACTGTTTCAGTATCAGCAAGAAGATCAAGTCCGTCTTTGATATCTCTTGGAAGAAGAGCAGAGGCTTCAGTACCACCACTGAGAGTAAATTCACCAGCACTTGTGCCAGCGAATGTTGATTCACTATAATCATCTGTATCACCTTTAATAAGGTAGATATATCTTGATCTTGTGTTGATTACATTCTTGATGTAGTTTGTTGCTCCAGCATCTGTCTTAGCAGTCTTACTGATACTAAGTCCAGCGAATTTTTCAATCACCGAGCCAGGAACACCGAAGTTACCAGCAACATCAACAACTGCGACATGAATTTCTCCAGCGTCAGGTGCAAGATCGAAGGAATTATAAACTGCAGTTTCTTCACCAGTTGCTTCCGAGGGCGATGCATTGATATCGTCTTTAATCGAATCGAATGAAGTTTCGCCAAGAGCATATACCTTTAAGCCATTACCAGCAACACCAGGATATTTAGCGGCGAATGTGCCACCATCTGTATTGAATGTAGTGTCTTCGAAGTAAGTCTCATTGGGGATATAAACTCCATTATCACTAATACCATCAAAGGTCAATTGAACGGTGTAACTATCCTGTACATAGGCAACATCAACAGATACATCAACGAATGTCTCAGATATCACTGGCGAGGCGTTCTCGTCCGTCACGGTCACAGGCGCGCTGAAAGTAAATGAAGCGATTTGATCTGCTAGAGCAACTCCAGATACTGCATTTTCAACGATGCTAATCGTGCCAGTCGATGCATTGAGTGAGAAGCTAACAACCTTGTCATCGATCGTCCGGTCAAATGTGAAATCGCCGACATTGCGATACACGGTGCCTGTTGGCAACGTCGTTGAGATTGTAAGAGTATCCAATGATGTACTATCAGAATCAGCGATAACCAAAGCGCCACTAATAGGCTGATCAGCCAAGGAAACATTGGTGACGATGGTCGGCTCGCCGGAAGTGACAGTAAAAGCAAAATCGTTGGCTGTACCAACGGTTCTACCACTATATGATCCATCCGGTAGATCACCTGTTGTTATGCTTGAGACTTCGAAGGCATCAGCACCACCATTATCTGTCGCGTTTGAAAAGTTTGTGGAATTACCAGCACGAACTACTTTAATAGCCTCACCATACTCTAGGAATGATGCTGCTTGGAAAAATGGATCAGCATATAGTACAGAACTATCTGGTGTGCCAAATTTTTGTAGGAGTGCTTTTTCCGATGAAAGGAGACTGATTTCACCAATCGGTCCCCATTTAAAATACCCAGAGAATCCACCAATGGAGGTAGATACCGCGGGTATGACGTTTGTTAAGTCGATTTCTTTAACCTCGACTCCAGGTGATACTTGAAAACCCATAATTGTCTTTCAGTTTTTGTTTTAGTTGAATAATAAGATTGTTGAAAAAATAATAAGAAAATGTCAATTCACACGAATATATTTATAAATATGCAGTATTTCAGATATCCATCCACTTTCTCTGCTCCTTGACAATTTCATTATGTGTATTAGAAACATTATTGATCCCATCATCATGGTAACCGAAAGGTAATAGATCATCTTCAATCTCTTTGATCCGGTCTTGATAAAGTAATGATTTTAAATCCATATCCAATATATCTGCAAAAGCATCAGATGAAATGAACCATGAGAATAGAACTATATTCATAACCAAATCATCGTGGTTACCCCCAGATGCCTGATATGAAGCGCCCTTGGATTCAAAGGTTGATATTTCTGAAATGGTTTCTGAGTCAACTATTTCTAATTTACCTTGTTCAATTAAATCTTTCATATTAGAGCAACCAATTCGCTTTATTCTCTTCGACATTGTGACACCGATACCACCGGCTTTAATAGTCGATTGAACAAATGTATTTTCATATTCGTAATCGTAGTAAACTGTATTACACACGACAGTGCCGACATCATTATTTTCAATGATAACAATTGCTTCATTATATAATTTTGCAACTCTTACAATGATATCTGGGAAGATCATTGGTGAAATCATATTATCACGAAATACACACACCTGTTTGAACTGTTCTTTCTCTACTTTTATCACACTGAATGTAGAATAGTCTTGTCCTCGTCCTTTCGAAACATCCACCGTCATCACATATGTGCTTCCTTCTTCAGGCTTTTCATAGTAAGATATGTTATTTTTAAACTCTTCTGGTTCTTCAGGCATTAAGCCAAGAATGATATCAGAAGATATAAGAGTATTGGATCGCCCGTGAAAGTTATTTCCAAACTCTTGTTCGAATTGAATCTCCGATGTATTTGCTATGGTCTGCTTTTTCCATTTCTCATCTCGACCAGGCACATCCCACCAATCAACTCTGAATGCTTTGAATTCATTTCTCTTCTGTATAGCACCTTCATATAATCGATGGAATACATTTCCAACACCATTAGCGGTTGATGTGATAATCACTTTTGTTTCTTTACCAGCCGAAACAACAGGATAGGTTGATGTATAGAACTCTGCCGCATTTTCAACGAAAGCAAACTCATCAAGGAATAGAAGATTAACAGATAGACCACGAATAGAAGAACCAGATGTAGCAGCTGCAATGATCTTTGTATTATTCGCAAAGGTTATATTACCTTTATTCAAAGCCTTACACCCAGGCTGAAGAAAGAATGGAAGATTCTCAAGCGCAAGTGTAACACGAGACAACATCTCTCTTGCGGTAGCGCCTTTATTAGCTAGAATTGCAATAGTCTTTTCTGGGTGAAAGATTGCATACCATAGAATGTAAATAACGGTACTGATTGACTTACCAGATTGGCGGCAGGCCAGAACAATAGAGAATCTATTATCAT